ACCATCCGGGCGGCGGTCCTATCAAGGCAGCCGGCCAGATCCTCGGCTACCCGGTCTACACCAACCGCTGGCTCCCGGCGGTCAACGACAGCAACCGCAACGGCTTCTCCGACGGCGCGAGCAATCCGTTCATCGTCTTCGGCAACATGAAGGCAATGGCATTCGGCGACAAAGGCGAGATGCGCGTGGCGCAGTTCGACTCCGGCAGCTTCGGCGGCAAGGAGATCGCATTGGCAGATCAGCGCGGTCTCATCTACCGCCGCCGCTTTGCGCTGCGTGTCGCACTTGCCCGCGCCTTCGTGGTCGGCAAGACCGCAGCGTCCTAGTTCCCCTTGGCTTGAACCCATCGCGCGCACTTCCTCGCGCGCGACCGGGTACGGCCTTTAATCGCTAGCAATCACAATCACATGAGCGATCAACTGAACACGCTCCAGGAGACTGCATTGCAGGCTCGTGCGAAAGCCGAGGAGCTGAAAACAGCTCTCACCGATCAGAGCACCGATGACGAGCGTCAGGCCGCGGAGGAGGCTGAGAAGGCCGCTGTAGACGCCGAAAACGCGTTTGCTGATGCCAAGGCGAAAGCTGAAGCAGATGCAGCATCTCAAAGCAACTCCGGTGCCGAACAGAAAATCGGCGATCCTTGTGTCAATGCAGACGGCGTAGCCGGCACCCTTCAACGGGATGCTGATGGCAGCTTCGTCTGTATCGTTGAACCGGCAACCGAAACGCCAAATGCCGACGAAAGCCGCACCGGCTTTGTCGAGACCGGCCGTCCTGGCGATACGTGCGTGTGCCCCGACGGGCGCACCGGCACCGTTCACCGGTTCGACGAGGGATTGATCTGCATCCCGAACGCAGATCAGGGCTAACAGGCCAGCGGTAGCCCGCCGCAGCCGCCGGATCGACGGCGGTACTGGCACTAGCAAATCTGAAACAAAATGAGGTTCAATCCTTATGACAATGTGATGGTGCAGCCGTCGACCGTAAGTGCCGTCGCGATCAATTCGATCAGCGGCAGCTCAGCGGTAAACGGCGACAGCGTGGATACCGGCGCAGGCGCGCTCATGGGCGGTGCCGAAAGCATCATGGTCCATGTGCACACTGAGATCGCATCCGGCTCCCCTTCAGCGGCTACGGTCGCTTGGGCGCTTCAGGAAAGCGTCGACAACTCGACCTGGACTGCGGCCGTGGACAATACCGGCACCGCGATCGGGGCGACGCTCAATACCAAAACGGTCGCTCAGGACAGCTACGCGCGCGTGGAGGGCATCAACCTCTACAATCCGAAGCTCTCTCAGGCTCCGTATGGCGGTCGCAAGCGCTATCTCCGGATCGTGCTCACGCCCACCTACACCAGCGGCACGTCGCCGGCAACGCTCACCTACGCCGAGTTCATCGGCGCACCAGGCAACGGCTCACCGCTGCCAGTTCGCAACCAGGTTTCGAACACCTAAGGTTATTCCGTCGCTCTGCCGACCGACACCTGGCAACAGGCAACGTCGGCGGCAGGCGCGAGGGCACAACCTCATATTTATGGCGGAAATCGTTGGCGAAGTAGTAGCCGGTTCAGGATACAGTTGGACACTGGCTCAAATGCCTGTGCCCAATTCGGTTGCCCTTTATGCCAGTGGTCCGCGCATAAATCCCGGCGTCGGGAACGACTACACGATCAACGGCGTGAATATCACGACCGTGAATAACTATCCCGCTGGTTCCCTATTAGCTGATTACACGCCGCTTTCCGGGACCAACATCGTCACCGGCATCGCCGATCAGGTTTCTCCTTTCGCGCTCACCACGCTTCAGCGTGTTAAAGACCTGCTGTTCGATCCGAACAAGACGATTTCCCTCACGGGAGCTTCGCTCACTGCCAGTTCCACCAGCGTCACCGGTTTGTCAGTCCCTTCGGGCAAGACTATCCAAGTGGGCAGACGATCATGGCCACGGGCATCCCCAGCGGCACGACGATCGCGGCGATCATCAGCTCCAGCCAAATCACGCTGTCTCAGGCATCGACCCAGACCAACACCGGCCAAACGCTTATCGTCATCGACCAGCCAACCGCTTTCGACGCGGTTTTGGTGCGGCTCATCAACTGGGCGACCAATTACATCCAGAACGAATGCGGGCGCTGTTTCGTGCAGCAAACTTACACCAATGACACCTACTCAATCGACAATCCGAGCCAGGAAAAGCTTCAGCTACGCAACTACCCAATCTTTTCGATCAGCAGCTTCCAGTTTCGAGCAGGAACGGTCACGAGCCCTAGCTGGACCGACTTCATCGCGGATCAGTACGAGCTCATCAATCCCCGAACGGACCCCGCTTCAGGGCTGACCTACTGTCCCTCCGGATTGATCCGTGTCTACGGCGTCCTGCCGATGATCGCGAGCAACATGATCCGCGCAACCTATGTCGGCGGATATCCGGTCAATTGGGCCAATCCTGAGGATCACAACACGCACTGGCTCCCGGGAGACATCACCAATGTGTGCGAGAATTTGGTCGTGCGCCGGTTTACGCGCCGGCAGGCGGCTGGAAAGAACGGCCAGACCATAGACGGCGCAACGATCAATTGGCGGAACGCCTTGGACCAGGAAGATATCGACGTGCTGGGGCAGTATAAGGATGTGCACTTCTAACGCGTATGTCACCACATCCAAAGATTAAGAAAGGGCAGAAGTGGCGAAAGCCGCTATCCGACGGAACATCGTTCTATGCGGTTATCACCGGAAGGGCAAAAGGAGACAGATTCAAAGCCATTTGCTCTGACGGAAATACTCACTCGCTCTATCCTCTCACTTTGTATAGGAAATACGAGTTAATCGCAGAATAACAAAAACATGGAGTTTTCAATTCAAATAAGTAATCTTGATGCTCTAGTCTCAAAGCTCAAAGACGCGCCCTCGATAGCTGCGCCCATCTTACAACGAGCCATTGCCCAGTCATGGCAGATACTGGCGAAGAACACGACCGCGCGGACGGTTCCTGTCCGTACCGGTTTCCTTCTCCAATCCTTCGGCGGATCAGTCAGCGGACTTAGCGCGATTTGGGGACCGGACAGAACTCACCGGACCTCGTACTCCAGTTTTGTTGAATTTGGAACGCGCCCGCATGTGATCGAAGCAAAGGACAAGAAGGCGCTCTATTGGAAAGGTGCCGATCATCCGGTGAAGCGCGTAAATCATCCTGGCTCAGCGGCCAATCCATTTATGGAGCGCATCCTTGATGCCTCCCGCGATGAGATCAATATCACGTTCGGGAAAGCCTTATCCGACATAACCGCTGCGATTGCAGCCCGATAACGTGAACCTCGCAACTCCAATCAAGACCCAGATACTCACAAACCTCCAAGCGATCCAAAGCGCGGGTGCGATCAACTCCTTCGTTTCGCTCGACGCAAATCCCAACCCGCTCAGCGACACGCCTCCGAACGGCTATCCGTTCGCGATCGTCGGGATGCCGCGCATTGCGTCCGACTTCGAGGACCAGGCCAACAACATCCGCACCTATCGCTATGACGTGCTGTTCGTCCTCAACCCTTCGGAACTTGCGCACCCCGATACAGACGTTGAGGATCTGATCGACGCCGTGCTCAACCAGTTCGACAGCAACTACACGCTCGCGGGCGCAGCGGACGCGGCAGTCCTCCCGGCAAAGATCGAAACGGCCCCTGTCTCAAGCGGCGACAAAACGTTCCTCTGCATCGTCGTAACCTTGGAGTGCCGCGCCCTGTACCAGACTGGCTCCTAGGCTAGCCGAGATCGCCACTCCCGCACTTCCCCGGCAGGTGTTCCCTCTCGGAAACCGCTCGGGGCAGGGTAGGGAAGACCTCGTTATCCACACGCCCGGAGGCTATCGTTTAGCCGAGATACAATATACCCATATGGCACTCGAAAATTCTTCGAACAAGATGATTACCAACCCGCCCGAGAAAAAGGGCTTTCACTTCGCCGCAACTCTTGAGCACGCAGCCGAGTATGTTGAAGCGGAGACGATCACGGAAGCGGAGGCGATCTACCACAAGATAAAAAAGCCGATCAATCAGGCTTCAAACGCTCAAGCTGGCGTTGGTGGAACGGTAGAACCCGCCCCGGCGGAAAAGGCTGCGATATCCATAGCGCCAACCGAAAGCACCGAGACCAAGTAAACTAAAACTATATGAGCAAAGGCATCGGTCGGACAATTAGCGTAGGTCTCGCAAAAGAAGCAACGCGCGGTACCGCGCAATCTTCAGCCACGTATTGGCTGCCGTGGAGCGATTTGACCCTCGACGAGAAGAAAGAATTCGTCACCGATGACCAGGCCTATGGGATCATCGAAGACAGCACGAACCTCACCCAGACGAAGAAGTGGGCCGAGGGGAGCATTCAGGGCAACGTCGCCGACACGACGTTCGGCCTCGTCCTCTACGGCATGTTCGGCGGATATGCAGTCACGGGATCAAACCCGTACACGCACAGCTTCACGGTAGGCCAGAGCGCCCAGCATCAGAGCTTGACGGTCTTTCTCCACGATCCGCTCTCCGGCCAGGATTATAGCTATGCCAACGGCGTCATCGGTAAGCTGGAGCTAACGGCGGAGCTGAAGAAATTCCTCGCTTACAACGGCTCATTGATGGCCCAGAGCGGCGTGGCGCAGGCAAGCTTCACTCCCTCGACCACGACCGAGAACCGCTTTGTCCCGCAGTACCTCGCGGCCAAGTTCGCCCTCAACTATTCGGGCTTGCAGGGAACGCTCACAGCGACCGGCACGGCCGCCAGCACGGTGCATGTCACCGCATGCAGCATCAATCCGCAGACGAACCTCAAGGTCGGCATGACCGTGACCGGCACCAATATTCCGGCCGGAACGACCGTCGCCAAGATCGTCTCCTCAACGGCTTATGACCTCTCCCAGGCCACTACAGGCGCGATCGGTACGCAGACCTTCGGCCCGGCCGTTATTGCGCTGAAAAGCGCCAAATTAACCATCAATAGCGGCCCCGAGAGCCAGGACGTACTCGGCAACCTCGCTCCAGCTGATTTCCTCAACAAGGAATTCAGCGTCGAGGGCACGATCGAAGCCATCTGGCAGAATGAGAGCGATTTCAAGACCCAGTTTATGGGCGCAACGCCGCTTTCGATCCGCCTCGACTTCCTCAACAGCGACGTATCGACCAATCCGGAGATTTACATCGATATGCCGAAGTGTACCATTCAGGAGCTTGGCAGGAGTTTTAAAGTTAAGGATCTAATTTATCAGTCTGTCAAGTTCAAGGCGGTATACAGTGCGCCCGATATGTTGCTTGCGAAAATGTGTTTGGTGAATACAACGTCGACCTACTAGGCGTGCAAAAACCGCCAGCTCACGGGATGTGGACTGGCGGTTTTGGCAAGCGGTAAAGCAACCACCTAGAAGCAACCGGCTTGCTCTTACATTATAGCATCTTGCCGGATTTCCAAGCTATGGTACAGTAACGCCATTACAGGTTAAATCACGGGAATATGAGCAATCACTTACAAGCAGGCATAGCAGCGACAATAACCCTCTTTCTTTGCGGGCCTGGAATAGCGTTTTTACCCGCAGCTGCTATAGCCGGTATTTTGGGGCTGCCGTTTCAGCAAGTCTTTTATACGGCATGGGTACTGATCACCACTCCGGGCTTACTATGGATCGGCTTTGCGACCGGCTTTATCAAAGTATCAAAACAGTAATATGGAACGAGAAACCAAAACGATCACGACGCCAGGAGGCCGCACGATCGTGCTGCGAAGCTATCTTACGGGCCGCGAAGAGAATGAGCTTAAATCGCTCCTCTACGCGGATCTGAAGATGAGCGCGACCGACGTACAGGCCGGCAAGGTATCTGTCACAGACATCCCCGCATCCTTCATCGTCAAGCAGGAGGAAAAAGCAGTTGAGCTGCTGGCCGTCTCTGTCGACGGGAGCACAGAGAACGCGGCTCATAAAGTGCTTGAGCTGCCCTCCGCCGAATACGACTTCGTGGTGCAGGAGATCAACGCGATCCGCACCCCTACGAAGCCGGAGAATGCCGAGCAGCCTGGAGCCGGTATTTCTCAAACGGCGTAGTCGAATTTGAAACGCAGCTCGTGGCCATCCTTTGCCGGGAAATGGGATGGACTTTTGAGCAGTATTTGAACCAGCCGAGCTGGTTTATTGTGATGCTTCTGGAGCTGCTCCGGGCCGAAACAGCCAAAGCCGCGCGACCCTAAGCGTTTCCGGCGGAGGGATCGTTCACACCATCCGTGGGCGGGTGATGCCGTGATTGCGGCATCAGATCAGCATGCCTGATTTCAACAGCCCCGGTTTCCAGATCTTCCGCGATCTCATCGAATTCTTGGGCGATTGCGTCGAGCGTGTCTCGGATAACTTCGTTGTGGGTTACCCGGCTCAGCCGCCGCCCACGCTCCGCCATATCCCGGTAATGCTTAGGATCGTACACGTGCTTGCCTACGAGTTGAGCATTATGACTGAGGTTAAGAACACCCCCGTTAAGCGTTCTGTTCCTGCGCTCGCTCAACCAAAGTCAGGCTAATCCCTCCCGATAATATTCCTTACTGCGTCGACCAACACTGCTGCCGAAAACGGCTTTTTCAGGAACCTAAACTGCCCCGTGTTAGCGCACGCCAGGATTTCCGGATTGCCCGAGACTAGCAGGACAGGGATGCCGAGACCCTTGGCGTACTCTGCCAATAATGTGCCTGGCTCAGTCGGCATGACCGAATCGAGAATGACCGCATCGATGGGAACATCTACCGCGGCGAGGCGCTTGCGCATGCTGCCGCCGTCAGCCACCCCTAGAGCCTCAAAATCGTTCGCTTCGAGCAAAGCGACGATGACGTCACGTACGTCAGGATCGTCATCGACGACCAAAATGCGTGTCATTTCAAACCACGTGCTGCGGTAGAACTAATATGTATAGATGGCGACGAGCGGCGTCA